TAGTGCCTTACATTTATCACCAAATTCTCAGTCAGCTAGACTTTATGACTCAAATTACTATGTAATTAATAGTGATTTTAGAGTTTATATTTGTATACAAAATGGATCTTCAGGAACAAATGTTCTTGGAAATACTTCAAAAGATGAACCAACATTTACAGATTTAGAGCCATCAGCAGCCGGAACTAGTGGTGATGGATATGTTTGGAAGTATTTGTTTACTGTCGCTCCTAGTGACATTATTAAATTCGACTCGACAGAATATGTTCCTTTGCCAAATGATTGGTTAACTTCAACAGACTTTCAAATTCAAAGCGTTAGAGAGGCAGGAGATTCTACAATTAATTTGAACCAAATAAAAACTGTATACATTGAAGATGCTGGTAGTGGATATTCATCCAAAACATATAATATTATAGGTGACGGAACTGGAGGAAAAGTTGCAGTTACATGTGATTCAACTGGAAAAATAACTGATGCCGTTGTTGTATCTGGTGGGTCTGGTTACACTTTTGGAATTGTAGATTTAGAAAGTAGTGGAACTGTTAGCAATCCTGCAAAATTAATTCCAATAATTCCACCTTCTAGAGGTCATGGATATGATATTTATTCTGAATTGGGTGCTGATAAAGTATTAATTTATTCTAGGTTTGACGATTCTACTAAAGATTTTCCTGTAGATACAAGTTTTGCTCAGGTAGGAATTATAAAAAATCCAGAATCTTATAATTCTACTAGTGTATACATAAACAATACCTTTACTTCTTTAGGATCAATTAAAGTTACTTCAGTAACAAGTAATCCAACTGTTGGAGCTGCAATAACACAAAATGTAAGTGGAGGAACTGCTAGAGGTTATGTTGCTTCTTATGATACCGAAACTAAAGTAATTAAATACTATCAAGATAGATCATTATTTTTTGCAAATGGTGATGATCAAACTGATAGTAATACTGTTTCTTCAAAAGGTAAAGTTCTAGATTTTGAATCTTCATCCGAACCTATTATTCCTTTTGGTGGATCTGTAGACACAAATTATACTGGTATAACCACCATCATTGGATCTAAGCAAGTCAGTTTGGGAGTTACTTTTAGTCAAGGTCTTGCAAATCCAGAGATAAATAAGAATACAGGAGACATTATTTACATTGATAATAGATCTTTGATTTCAAGAGACTCTAGACAAAAAGAAGACGTTAAAATTATTCTGGAATTCTAAAGAAAATGCCACAAAAAACAAATTTAAACATCAATCCATATTTCGATGATTTTGATTCATCTAATGATTACTATAAAGTTCTGTTTAAACCAGGAGTTCCAGTTCAGTCTAGAGAATTAACAACTCTCCAATCAATATTTCAAAATCAAATAGAAACATTTGGAACTCATTTTTTCAAAGAAGGTTCTGTAGTTATTCCAGGATCCATTCAATATAACGATGAGTTTAACTGTGTAAAGTTAAATGCTACTCAATTTGGTACAGACGTATCACTTTACGCTGATAAATTAGTAGGAAAGACTATTGTTGGACAAACAACAGGAATAAGTGCCAAAGTAGTAAAAGTAGTTTTACCTAGTGAAAGTGATGACGTTGAATATATAACCCTTTACATTTCTTACAGAGATTCTGGCAATGATTTCGAATTTTCCACTTTTTCTGATGCAGAACTGTTGTCTTCTGATCAAAATATAGTATATGGAAATACTACAATTTCTTCGGGAACACCTTTTGCATCTTTAATTGGAATAAATGCAAATGCAGTTGGATCTTCAGTATCTATTACAAAGGGTGTATATTTTATTAGAGGCAGTTTTGTCAACGTTGATGAGCAAACAATTATTTTGGATTATTACAATAATAGATCCAAATATAGAGTTGGTTTTTCTATAAATGAAACAATTGTTGATGCCAAAGAAGATAATTCACTGTTTGATAATGCTAGAGGTTTTTCCAATTATGCTTCTCCAGGAGCAGATAGATTAAAAATAGAGTTGACTCTAAGCAAAAAAGATTTAACTGATTTTAATGATTCAAATTTCGTAGAAATATTGAAGGTAGATGATGGAGAGATTAAGAAAATTTCAACAAGAACAGAATATAATCTAATTAAAGATTACATTGCAAAAAGAACTTTTGATGAATCTGGAAACTATTCTGTAGAACCATTTGAGTTTCAATTTAAAAATTCATTAAATGATAGAATAGATAGTAGGGGAATTTATTTTGATAATGAGTTGACATCTGATGGAAACGTACCATCAGATGATCTTGCATGTTTGCAAATATCTACAGGAAAAGCATATGTTAAAGGATTTGATATTAATAAAGACACTCAAACAATTATTGATATCGAAAAACCAAGAGAAACGAAAGAAGTAAAAAATACTACTGTTCCTTTTGAGATGGGAAATCTTTTAAGGGTAAACAAAGTTACAGGTTTGGCAGAAGTTAAAAAAACAATTGAATTATATTCCCAATTTGAAACTGCAGGTCCTCAAATTGGAGAGGCAAGAGTATATACATTTAGTTTAACAGATGCTCGTTATGAGGGAGATACTACTAGTTGGGATCTAAGATTATATGATATTCAAACATATACAAAATTAACTCTAAATCAATCCGTAGATTCTGATGACATAAAAGAGTCATTTTATGTTAAAGGGAAAAGTTCTGGGGCAAGTGGATTTGCTACAGCAAGTGGATCTTCAGATATAATCTATCTTAGACAGACCTCTGGAACTTTTATAAAGGGTGAGCAAATAATTGTTAATGGCAATGATATTTCTAGAATTGTTCAAGATGTTCATGTATATGATACCCAAAGTATCAAGTCAGTAAAGCAAACAACTCCTTTTAGTTTCACTCAAAATTTTACTGCAAACTGCATTTTAGAAAAACTTCCACTACCATCAGGAATCCGTGAAGTTAATATAAGTGCAGCAAGTGCTGGTGTTTCTACTGTTACGTCTTCATTACAATCTTTTACTGGAATAACGACAGATACTATAATTAGATATCAATTACCTGGAATATCCACTGCAGTTTTTAATAGAGTAAATGCAGTTTCTACTGATAGTACATCTATAGAAGTTGTTGGAATTACTTCGGTTACTGGTATATTTGAAGGTTCTTTACCAACATCAGATCAAATTGTTGATGCTTTCGTTGGGGCTCCATTTATTCGTGGTGATAGCAAATTATATGCACAATTGTCGGAAGATAATGTTTCAGATTTAAATTTATCAGACTCAAGTATTATTATTACGGAGCAACTTACCGGAAATACCACCACTGCTGATGGTACTTTATCATTAAATATTACTACTTTAGGAATATCTAGTGCAAGTTGGGCAACTTTTGATCAAGAAAGATATTCTATTGGATATGATGATGCAAATAATGGCATTGGAACTATTACAGCAGATACTTTTTCTATAGTAGGAAATACTGTAAGGTTCAATGGACTTACTCCATCAAAAAATGTTACTGTAAATGTAACTGCAACGAAGGATGGAATTAGGAGTAAAATTAAAAATAGTACTAGAAGTACTGTAATAAGTGTAAATAATTCAAAACTCAAAGAGTCTGGCACAACTGATAATGATTCTTCTAATGATGGATTAACATTTAATTCATACTATGGATTGAGAGTTCAGGATGAAGAAATTTCTTTGAATCATCCGGATGTATATAATGTTTTATCTGTATATGAATCTCTTAACAGTGAAAATCCAACTCTAGATCAAATTGAATTCAATTCAATTGCAAATGTATCTTCTAATGCAATTATCGGTGAAAATATTATAGGTAGAAATAGTAAAGCTGTTGCTAGAGTTGTAACGAATTCTACGACCACACCATCCTCATCTTCAAACAAATTAGGTGTTGTTTATTTAACAAGGAATAAATTAAATGTAAATGAAACAGTAGATTTCTTAGAATCAAATATTGAGACTGAAGTGGAATCTATAACTTTTGGAAATTATAAAGATATAACATCTGTATTCTCTCTCGATAAGGGACAGAATGATCAATATTATGGATATTCAAAAATTGTTAGAAATAGAGGAAAATTTGTACCATCAAAAAGATTACTGATCGTATTTGATCGTTATACTACATCTTCTACAGATTCTGGAGATGTATTTACAGTTAATAGTTATGATGAAGAAATGTATGGAAAGTATATTCCAGAAATTGGTAAAGGTTTGATAAGAGCATCAGATACTTTAGATTTTAGACCAAAGGTTTCTGTTTTTGATCCTACAGTAACTACAGACAGATCTCCATTCGACTTTAATACGAGAACAACTGCATTTGATACATTACCAACAAAATTATTAGCTCCAGGTGAAGGTTCTACTGTCGATTTCAGTTTCTATCTTGGAAGAATTGATAGAATTTATTTAAGTAGACTGGGAGAGTTTTTCTTAGAAAGGGGTGTTTCAGCAAAGACTCCCATTCCACCTGTCAAATTAAATAATGATGAGTTTTTAGAACTAGGAACCGTAAATCTTCCTGCTTATCTTTACAGTCCTGATAATGTTACATTTACACTTGAAGATAATAGAAGATATACGATGAGAGATATTGGAAACATTGAAGATAGAGTTGAAAATTTAGAAAGATATACTACATTATCTTTATTAGAACTTGACGTAAAATCACTTGAAATCCAAGATTTTGAAGGTAGAAATAGATTTAAGAGTGGATTTTTTGTAGATAATTTTTCAAATTACGAAAAAATTGATTCATTAAACTCAATTCTTCAAGTAAATCTTGATGAAAATTTTACGAATCAAATGGAACCTTTGAGACAGAGAACTTCTGTTGCATTACAAGTTGCACCAAAAGAGGATAAAACACCAGAAAGTCTTGATCTTAGTCAAAATTTTGAATTATTAGATCCGAATGTGCAAAAAACTGGAAATTTGATTACACTAAAATATGAAGAAGTTGATTGGTTAGAACAACCATTTGCCACTCAGGTTGAAAATGTAAACCCATTTAGTGTTATTTCTTATAGTGGTCTAGTCGAATTAAACCCAGACACTGATATTTATGTACGAACTATTCAATTAGATGATAATGTTATTCAACGCACTGTAAATAGAACTTTACGTCGCAGTGGTCGTCGGCGCGTTGTAATTCAAACTGATGTAAGCACAGTAAGCAGAAATGATCTATTGTCAGTATCTGATGATATTTTTATGAGAAGCAGAAATACTCAATTTACTGCATCTAATTTGAAACCATATACAAGATATTATCAATTCCTTGATGGGAATGGTGGATTTGATTTTATTCCAAAACTTATTGAAATTGCAGATACTCCGGAGCTCATTAATTCGGGAGCAAGTGCAGCATATTCTATTGGGGAAACTGTAATTGGAACTGTTGACGGTGTTGAAAGAATAAGATTTAGATTAGCTTCTCCTTCACACAAATTTGGAGCTTTCGATAATCCAGAAGAATTTTTTGATACTAATCCATATGAAAGATCAACAACTATAGGATCTTTCTATAGTGCAAATTCAAAAGTTCTTAATGTTGATATTCCTGCACTAGTAGCAGAAGCTCAGGGAACATATTTTGGATACTTAGAAGTTGGAATGCAATTGGTTGGACAAACTAGTGGTGCAATATCATATGTTAAAGATCTTAGATTGATTTCTGATTCATTTGGAGATTTAATTGGATCTTTCTTCATTAGAGATCCAAATACAACTCCAGCACCAGCAAATGTTTTGGAAGTTGGTGAATCCACATTCACATTAAATTCAAGTTCTTCTAATCAAGACATAGTTCCAGGATCTACAGTTATCTCTAGTGCAGAATCTGAATTCTTATGTGAAGGAATACTTGAAACATATCAAAGAGAAGTAATTATAACCACCACTAATACAACTATCACATTCGTTCCACCACCACCACCAGATCCTCCTCGACGAGGACGCGCGTGGGAAAGACCCGCTGAAAGGCGCGCTCGCTTCATAAGAGAGGCAAGGCAGGGTCTCAGACCAATGAACATAAACAGAACAAGACGGGATCCTCTTGCACAAACTTTTACAGTTGGTGGGGATATTAAAGTTCCTGGTGATATTGATGTTGAGGAAGATTCAAATGGAGTATTTGTCACATCCGTTGATTTATTTTTCAATACTATTGATGAATCAAACACTCCACTGCAAATTGAAATTAGAACAGTTGAATTGGGTATTCCTACTCTTCAACGTGTAGGAAAACCAGTTATTTTGAGACCAAGATCTGTTGATTCTGATTTAAATGTAGTTACCAATATTAATGTTTCACCTATTGGAGATGTAGCAACAAATGTAAAGTTCCCAGAACCAATTTATCTTGAAGGCAATACTGAATATGCTCTGGTAATAATATCTGAATATAGTAATGATTATGAACTTTGGACTGCTGTAATGGGTGAAACTACCATTGAAACCGCAAACTTACCAGATACCGGAAAAGTAAGATTTAGTCAACAATTTGCTTTAGGATCTTTATATAAATCCCAAAATGGTAGTGTTTGGACTACAAATCAATATCAAGATCTTAAGTTCAAACTCTATAAAGCCAAATTTACCAGTAATTCTGGAACAGCATATTTTTACAATCCACCATTGGATATTAGTAATAATCTGGTTGATAAGTTACAAAGTGATTCTATAAGAACACTTCCAAAAACTGGAAAAATTGGTATTACTACTGTAACCGATTCTGAAATTTTAGGAATACTTACTGCAGGAAGAAAACTTGCTGGGGTAGCAAATAATAATGGTACTGCGGTTATTACAGGAACAGGTAGTTCGGTAACAACAGTCGGTATTAGTACTGGTGGAATAAATTATCCAGTTTCTTTGAGTGATAAATCTGTAGATACGTTTAATATCATTGGAAGAGGAACCGGACTCAAACTCTTAATCAATACAAATGCTTCTGGTATTGTAACAGGAGTTGGAATTGATACTGGATATTATGGTTCTGGTTATCAAACAGGTGATGTTGTTGGAATCGTTACTTCAACAACATCTTCCACAAATCCAACAGGTAGAGAATCTTTAATTTCTATTACTGGAATTACTGGAGCAAATATGCTCTATGTTACAAATGTTCAAGGTGAGTTTGGTTCGTCTGGTTCCGGAAAAGAATTTGCTGTTGGTGCTGCTTTAAGCTACTATAGTGGTTCTACTGGTGATACTATAGTTTCTATGGCATCTACTACTATTGTAAGTTCTTCTGGAGATGGTGGAGTTAATTCTGGAAACTACATGAAAGTCAATCATTTCAATCATGGAATGTATTCAAATGTCAACAAATTAAAATTTGAAAATATTGAATCAGATGTACCTCCAACTTTACTGAATGCAGAGTTATCTTCTACTGAAACTTCATTTATTATCGTTACAGATACTTCAAACTTTACAACTTTTGAAGGTCAATCAGTAACTGCTGGATATCCTGGATACTTAAAAATT